TTAAACATTTGGGAGAGGGCGCTAGGCTGGCGCAAAAGGCAGATGATCCAACGCCAACTCGATCCCGTTACAAACAAGATCAGGAACGACACCTTGGACGAGGTGGCAAAGGAGTTCGAGAAGATGGGCGCCTTTGAGAAGGACACCATGGCAAGCTTCGCCGCATACGTGAGAGGACTCAAACGATGATCAAGTACGAAGGCTACGACGAAGCGATCATCGGCCCCGCCATGATCTGGCGTGACAGGCAACAGGTTCAAGTGCTGGTGTACGACGCCGAAAAGATAAGGGAAATACTCATGAAGGATGGCATAAGCTCTGACGAAGCCAGAGAGTTCATTGAGTTCAACATCGAGGGCGGCTACTTGGGACTACAAACACCAGTGCTGGCGTGGTCTCAAGACTTTTGGGACGAGTCATGATCGAAGAGCTATACGGAGCTGATTGGATACGAGAGAACCCACACGCCACAGAACTCGAGATCAGACAGCTTAAGTACAAGATCCAAGAGCTACAGTCTAAGCTTGCCCACAACCAAGAAAAGCGCGCAAAACTGGAAAGCCTCAACAAAGAATACAAGCTAACCATCAAGGACATGGATAGAAGAATCATGCGGGGATTGAAGGACTGATTGCATACAAACACAAAGATCCGTTAAACTTTGCGTTAAAGGAGTTCAGTGATGGCAAAGAAACCAAAAGATCTTTCCAGCGACACAGTCGCCGATGTGACAGGTAAGCCGCAAACAAAAGAAGAGACAAAGATGGGCAGACCCTCCATTTACTCAGATGCATTAGCTATCAAGATCTGTACAAGGCTAGGATTAGGTGAGAGCTTACGCAAGATATGCTTAGACGATGACATGCCAAGCATGGCGTCCGTAATGACGTGGTTGACCACCAAGGCTGACTTTCTTGAGCAATACACACGCGCACGTGAGATTCAGGCTGAGACGCAGTTCGATGAAATGATCGACATTGTTGACCAACACCCTGATCTTGCTCGCGTTGTGGACAAGGATGGCGCGCTGGTCGAGGTCAAGTTCGACTCCTCTTACGTGCAGTGGATGAAGCTTCGCATTGACACTCGCAAGTGGACAGCCGCTCGTATGGCGCCTAAGAAGTACAACGAACGGGTAATGCCCTCTGAGGAGCAGGACGACCGCAACATCATTGACGTAGACGTCAAGGCGAAGATGGATGTAGCGATCAAGCGCTTAGAGCTTATTCGGATTGCTGAATGAGCGCGGTCATAGAGCCAGAGATTCTGGAGATCCTGTCTGACAAGGACAACCTGCGCAGGAGTGGCCCCTTCCACGGCTCAGCTTACGCCAAGCGCACGGAATGGCTCTCAGGCGCCTTCAATCATCAGAAGCTACCTCAAGGTACTTGGTGGAGTATCTGGTTAATGCTTGCAGGCCGAGGCGCGGGAAAAACGAGAACAGCGGCTGAGCAGATATGGTGGTGGGCTTGGGAGAACCCCAACACCCGTTGGCTCGTCTCCGCTCCCACATCGATGGACGTTCGCGGTACATGCTTTGAGGGTGAGTCAGGACTTATGGCTGTGATCCCTCCGATCCTCATCAGGGACTACAACAAAGCCCTACACGAGATTGTGCTGATCAACGGGAGCTTGATCAAAGGTATCAGCGCCAGCGAGCCTGATCGTTTCCGTGGTGGTCAGTACCACGGTGCATGGCTCGATGAGCTTGCCGCATGGGACTACCTCGACGAAGCTTGGTACAACATACAGTTCGCCGTCCGCTTAAAGAAGGCAGACGGTCGCACCCAGATTATTGCCACGACTACCCCACGACCCAAAGACCTAATCGTAGAGCTTGTAGGGCGTGAAGGAGACGATGTAGCCCTCACGACGGCATCTACCTACGTCAACCTCGAGAACCTGTCGGCAAGCTTCAAGAAGCAGATCCTCAGCTATGAAGGAACCAAGATAGGGCGTCAAGAGATCCACGCAGAGCTGATAGACGCGGAGGAGTCAGGTATCGTCAAGCGCGACATGTTCAAGCTGTGGGCGCCTAACAAGCCGTTCCCTAAGTTCGAGTACATCCTGCAAAGCTACGACTGCGCCAGCTCGGAGAAGACTGTCAACGATCCGACAGCCTCTATCACGTTCGGCGTGTTCAAACCCCTCGATGGCCCCATGTCCGCGATGGTGATCGACTGTTGGCAGGATAGGCTTCAGTATCCAGACCTACGCCCTAAGGTGATCGAGGAGTACGACGTGGTGTACGGTGAGGGCAAGGACAAGAAGCGCGTTGACCTGATCCTCGTGGAAGACAAGTCCGCAGGCATAGCTCTTATACAAGACTTGCAACGTGGGCACTTGCCTGTTCGGGCGTACAACCCCGGCCGCGCTGACAAGATCCAACGCCTGAACATTGTGTCCAACATCATTGCCGCGGGGCGCGTCTGGATCCCTGAGAGCAGTGTCAGGAAGGGCTACGTCAAGGACTGGGCTGAGGGCTTTGTGTCCCAGATCTGCTCATTCCCTGACTCTACGCACGATGACTTCGTGGACGCCTGCACCCAAGGCTTGCGGTTCCTACGTGACGCTGGCTGGCTGGACATCGATGGCGCCCCACGTGACGACTATGACGAGGACGACTACTTGGACAGCGGTATGGCGAAGAAACGCGAGAACCCGTATTCAGCATGATGGACGAACGCCAACACCCAAGGTATCATTGGGCTAACAGCAACTCAGCGGGATAAGCCATGGCTGACGAAAACAAACCAGCGTTCTACCCACGAGTTGGGAACATCAAGGCAAAGAACTTCAAGTCGGCTCAGCCGATGCCGTTCATTGATGACGAACGTGCGATGGAGCTCCCGCAGTACAGCGAAGTCATCCCTAAGTTTGGAACGGTTGACCTCAGCGTCCCTACCAAAGAGAACCTAGAGCTGAACAGACGCATTACCCAACGCGATGCTGACCTCATGCGTCAAGTACAGGCTGACAGATCCCCCCTTGAGAAGCTTGCTGGTGGCATACAGGCTGGCAGGTTCATGGGTTCAGCTATGTTGCAGGGCATCAATGCCATGCCAACACGTATTATTGGTCAAGGCACTGCGGCTGAACGAGAGGCAAGGGCTGACAAGTTAATTGAAGACCGTTTATACAAGCCCACACAACCTTTGGCGTATGAATACACGCAAGACGTGATGGACTTCCTTGACAAGCTTGAGACTGATTACAAGATCCCACCACTGCTACCCGAGGCGTTGCCTTTGCAGTATCTGTCAGGCCCCGCCACAGCCCAAGCCGCTAAGGCGGCAGGCAAGGGTGCAGTGAAGGCTGGTATGGCGCTAGAGCGCCGTATGGAGCCCGTTGTCAGGGGTGCCTTAGAAAGCGGTGGCTTACCTCGTGAGATGGCTTTGGGTATGGGCGCCAACACGCAGTCCAACGTGGTCAAGCCCTACGGTGGCAATTGGTTGGGTGGTGGTGAGAGGTTAGGAATACCAGAGAATGACTTGGGTAGATTGAAGACATTAGCTGGCTCAGAACAAAGAATAGCTGAATTACAAGCCGAAGTTGAAGAGGCTACCAAGATGGGTGATCAGGGCTACCTGAACGCCGCTATGGGAGACCTGCAACGAGTTAAGGGATACCGAGCCGTCAATGACTGGATCGATAGAAACCTGACCAACTACGTTAAAAAAGAGATGGGGACGCCTGATGACCCAGTTCGTAAGCTGGCTGAAGAGGGCATCATCCATACCCCGCTACGTGAAGACCTAGATCGCATGGACTATCTTCAGGCTACACGCAAGGCAGAAGGATTTCCTGCCGAGGGCATGGCACAGTCACCACTTGCCAAACAGTGGGAGAACTTAGCCGATGATGCAATCAGGGTCACCAAGGCTGGCAAGATACAAGAGGCGGCAGATATTTCCGAAAGGGTATTGCAAGCCAGAACCGAGATAGACGCTTACACAAAAGAGCTTGATAAAAACTTCCTTGCTCGTATGGGTGAGCATGTAGGCAACAAAGATTTTAGCCCTAAAGAAGCTGAAATACTTATGCGAATGCCAGAAATTCAAAAGGCAGAGATTTTAGGCGACACAAAGTATAAAGAGCTCAAAGAAAATTTATATAACTTAATGGCAAGAGAGCAAGGGTTTGAGAAGAGAGCTGGTGAACTCAATCCGTTTGTTAGCAAGCTTGACCCAGAGACAAGGCTGTATTCAGGTGGGGTATATGACTTGGGCTTTGATCACATTGTTGACGTACTTCGTGAAGACGTATACGCTGGTCGCATCCGACCTGAGCAACTCAACAAAGTCAGCATGGAGCAGGCTGTACGTCGCACCTTTGAGTATGACCAAGAGCTTGCAAAGAAGATGGAGGCGGCTCGCCAAACGTCTCGTGCTGAGTTACCTGTGTACAAAGAATACCCAGAAGGGCTGAAGTGGGTGGAGCTGAACCGCCCCGGCGACTTTGCCGCGGAGTCAGACGCCATGGGTCACTCAGTCCGTGGCTATGAACCACCAGAGGGAAGTCCTGACTGGACTAAAGCTTCGGGGGACAGTGGCTACGGTGGCTACGGTCATGGTGGCTGGGATGCCATCAAGAGCGGAAGAGCTAAGGTCTACTCACTGATCGACTCCAAGGGTGAGCCACACGTCACGGTGGAGGTTGCCGCAACTGGTATGACTCCTGAACAGCGCCAGTATAAGATTGGTTTTCTGGCTGATCAGCTACAAAAAGAAGGGAAGTCGGCAGAGGACGCTTTGCGGCAGGCTGAAAAGATTTACCCTGAAGAGCGTAAAGAGGCGATCACGCAGATCAAAGGCAAAAGCAACGCCAAGCCTAAAGCGGACTACATACCATTTGTGCAGGACTTTGTACGTGGTGGTAATTGGTCTGATGTTCGCGACTTTAGCAACACTGACTTGATTTCAGCGGATCAAATTAGAAAAGCTGGCTGGGACATGTCTCACGTTAATAAAAAATATCTTACCAAGCAGGAGTACGACGACCTGTTGCTTAACGAGCTGAACAGAGTAGAAGGCAACGGCATGAAGCGTGGAGGTGTGGTCATCTCCAAGAACCCAGACACCATGATGCTGGCTGTTAACAACCAGAAGATGAAGAACGGTGAGCCTGCTTACGCTGGTGGCAAAGGGGTTGTTAAGCAAAGTTTAAAGGCGGCTAAGCCTCCGAAGATTGACGTGCCTATTCGCTTCCCAGTGTCGAGAGGCCCTTCCGTGCCAGAGATACGCGCTATGGCTGAGCGTATGGCTCCTCAAGTCATGGGTGAGTTTGTTCGTGCCGCACCAACGCCTAGCAATCCCAAGCCAAGCACAAGCGTGACAGGTAAAACACAGAAGCAGTTTGAGCGCGAAAAAACATTGCCGATTGAGTATCAGAACATCAAGGAGCCAGTAACGCCTGAAGTGTTTGACTACGCGCAAAAGAAAGGCGCGTTGTTAATTGGCGCGCAGGGCGACGTGACGCCGGGCAACCGCATGTTAATGTCGATTGATGAGCAACCATTGTCCGTCCCTGTCCACCTACAAGCTGGCCCTGAGTGGGAGCTGTATAACCCCTCAGCATGGGCGGCTTCAGATCAGATGGCTAAGACCTACATGAACAGAGCGGATAAAGCGGCTGAGGCTTATAACGCTGATCCGTACCTGCACTATCACAAGATGACGCCAGATGCGAACTTCTATGCTATGCATCATCTCAACTCAGTCCTTGGTCACTTGCGCCCTGAAGAGCTGATGTTGCGTAATCCCAAGCTATACCAGCAAATGGTCGAAGAGATCCGCACACGTGATGTAGGCTATGGTAAGCATCCTGAGTTTGAAGGGTTTGAAGACCCGCTGAACTTACAGATCCACGCCCAAATGGATCCTAACTTCCGTCGCCACCTTAGCGCTATCTTTGATGGCCCTAGGTTCACTGAACGCTATGGCTTAAACAGCGGTCAGGACGTAATGGCGGCTACATCGTTGCCTGAGCTTCGTGACTTAGAAGCTGGCGCTAGTGGCTACGCTATTGTGCCGTTAGACGTTAAAGCTCCCTTGAAGCACTTTGAGGCTGAGAGCCAAACCTACGATACTGGCTTCCCTAAAGCTGGTGCTTCTGGTCGTTCTAAGTATCCATCACCTTATCAATTGATCTACCGTGATACGCTGAACTGGATGAAGGACAACCCTTCAGAGAAAAAGTCTAGTGAGTTTGGGCGCATGAACATGATCGTGCCCAAGCAACAGATTGACAACGAGCTGATCGAAGCCATTGGTGAGTACCAACGCCGCATGAAGGAGCTGACAGGCAAGAAGAAGGGCGGAGCCGTCAAGAAAGCTGAAGGCGGATACCTTAAGAAGCCAGCCGCTTACATCAACGGCGACGAGTTCGTGAACGCCGCTAAGAAGTACGGCATCAAAGACAGCATGAACAACCTGAACAAGATCGTAGACCTTGTCAACAAGGGCTTGTCAGTAGATGATGCGGCACGTCAAGTTGCTGACAGTGGTATGAACAAAGCCGCTGGTGGCGCTATCCGTGGTGACGACCTGATCTTAGAAGAGAGACCGCTATGAGTTTACTTCGTGGAGCATTACAGCCGGGCTTAGCCGTCGTCAAGAAGACCGCACCCTTTTACTCTGCTGTGGATGAGGCGCTTGCCGCTATCAAGAGACCCAAGGGCACAGGCGCTGAGTTCTACACAGAGCTGACCAAGCAGGCAGGCGTTAAGAAGGCTGAGCTGGCTGACCGTAAGCTTGAGCAGGCATTCAAAGCCAAGGGCAAGATGATTAAGGAAGAGGCTCAGCAAGTATTGGCTGACAACCCGCCTCCCAAGCTCAAAGAGAAAGTGTACGACGAGTCAACCGCCATAGACGAGGACGACCTCCGAGAGATGGTGTCTCAAGAGATGTTTGGAGTTCCATACAGCACTATTGGCTTTAGTGGTGCTCGGCATCGCCAGATCTCGGATGAGGTCTACAGGCGCATGGATGCCGACAATGGCACAAAGTACGGCAAGTACAGAACACCAGACGGTGAGAACTACCGTGAGATCTTGCTTAAGTTGCCAGATGACAAGCAACGTTTTTGGGCAAAAAACGGTCAAGGAGTTGAGCGGATATTCAGTGATCCCGATGAGGCGTCAAGATTTGCTGGGTCAAGTGGTGATGCACGGGCAATGGATGATCAGACCGTTAATCGAATGCGTAATCAATACTATTCCAGCCACTGGGAAGATGAACCCAACGTCCTAGCCCACATGCGCGTTCAAGACCGCAAAGGCCCCAACGGAGAGAGGATCCTGCACGTCGAAGAGATTCAATCTGACTGGCATCAAGCTGGGCGCAAGAAGGGATATAAACCCGATGACTACATAGAGCAAAGCAATGCGCTAGACAAAGAATTTCAGGATTTAGTTAACAAGCGCGGCCAACTTCGCGATGAAGCAGAGCGCATAGGTTATCGCGGAGAAGGACATAAAGCTTTAGTTGAGGAAGCCAACAGCATCACCCCCAGACTCATGCAATTGCAAGAGCAAAGGGACAAGATGAGGGATGTCATCAATTACGGTGTACCCGACGCGCCGTTTAAAAAGAACTGGCACGAGCTGGCTATGAAGCGCCTGCTGAACTACGCCGCTGACAATGGTTACGACAGCATCGCCATAACGCCCGGCGCTGAACAGGCTAAGCGTTATGATTTAAGTAAACAGATCAGTAGAGTTGTCTACAGCCCAGATACAGGGATGTTGAATGCGTTTGACCACAACAATAAAAGTGTTGTCATGCACAGTAATGTTAAGCCTGACGAAGTTGCAGATTACATTGGCAAAGAACCAGCACAACGCCTTTTTGATGAGCAAAACACAAAATTAAATTTTAAAGGCGGAAAAGATGTTCCGTATCAGGAAATCTCTGGCATTGATCTTCAAGTTGGTGGCGAAGGCATGATGGGCTTCTACGACAAGATGCTTCCTGACTACCTCAACAATTTTGGCAAGCCCTACGGCGCACAGGTTGGCGTGTTTGATATGCCAAACCCACGTAAGGGCTTGTCTATCACTGATGTTCAAAAAGAAGCTGGCATCACTGAACAGCAGTGGCTTGATTTGCCATCTGATGAAAAGATGCGTCTGATTGACGAAATGGATGTTAAAGCCAAGGCGGCTACTATGCCCTTGCACAACTTCCCCATCACACCAGAGATGCGTGAGTCCATCAAGCAGAAGGGCTTACCCCTGTACCAACAGGTTGGCATCCCAACTGCTGGCGCTGGTGCGGCTTCCCAAATGCTTGAGCCTGAAGAAGAAGCAGGCTTAGCTACTGGTGGCGTTGTTAAGTCAGCCGTAAAGCAGGCACAACTAGCCAAGCTGGCTAAGATGCGTCAAGAGATGGCGCCTAGAGCTGAGGCTGTCAAAGCCTTGATTGCTAGGGATCAGAACAGATACCTTGCCGACGTTGTTCCTAACTCATTGACCAACGCTGAAATTGAGTCTGAGATCAAGCGCATGGCGGCTAAAGCTCCGATGATCATGAAGCCTAGCGCATTGACTGAGCTTAGAAAGATTGTTCAGAAGGAGAAGGGCGACTACGGCTCAAGACGCTTAGAACGTGCCGCGGACGAGATCCCCAATCTTGAAAGACTTTACAAGCAACAGGCGCTCAAAGAAGCGTTTACTGGCGACAACGCTAGAGGCTTGATGACCATGAACCCAGCGGACTTTGAGAAGTACTCGGTACCCCTTGATGCTCGCTTTATGGATGAGAACTCAACACGTTACACCACCAGCGGTGAGCGCTTGCCTTATCCTGAATACATGAAAGGCTACCTACCAAATGTTGGCGCTTTCAATGATGTACCGTTTCTTTTGATTAACAAAGAAGAGCAGGGCTTACCTCTGACGCCATTTATCTCTGGTCATGAAGGTCGCCACCGCAATCGCGTTATGGTAGACAAGGGTGAAAAGTCTGGGCTTGTTCAATTGATGCCAAGAGCTGAGTTGCGTGAACCATTCCCACGTAGGTCACAAGAAGAGTACATTGACGCACTCAAACAAGAGTTGGAGATGACTGGCAACATGGTCACTCCTGAAGAATATTTTGATAACTTTACGCAAAAGAAGGCAAGAAGATTACCAATTATTTTGCCTGATGTCTATGCCAAAGGTGGCGCAGTACGTAAGCAAGCAGGAGGCGGTGTAGCTCCTTATGGCATGAGGCATGGCACTATTGCACCTAAAGGCAAAGGATACTTTGGTGAACTAAAAAGACCAGATGGAGATAGTTCTACAGAGCTATCTTCTGAGTTTGAATACAACAATCAAAAAGTGGAGTATCCGCTCATTGTTCCAACCTTATCTAAAGCGGAACTTAATATTTTATTAAAAGGTGAGAGACCTACTGATGATATTCTTAACAAAGCTGAGTCATGGGCAAAATCAAGAATAGATAAAGGTATGAGCCCATTTGCGTCAAGCACTGGTAATGAAAGATTTCCAGTACCAACGTCTACTGATGGCTTGGCAAAAGGCGGTAGGGTTAAAATGACCGAGAACCGCGATACTATGTTCATGGAACTGAGCAACAAGAAGCTCAAAAGGAAATAAGCTATGGCGACACAATTCCCACAAGACCAAAACGCTGGTCGTTTTATCGACGGGTTAAAGAACGAACAGGTCGATGAGGACGAAGGCATTGAGTATGAGATGCCCCCAGAAGACGCTGAGGTTGAGGAGTTGCCTGACGGCTCTGCCATTGTTCGCATGGAGAGCAAGGGGCCCATGGAGGACGAAGACTTCTACGCTAACTTGGCAGAAGAGATCGACCCCTATGACCTGAACAAGATCGCCCTACGCTACATGGACTTGGTCGAGAACGACAAGAAGTCTCGTGAGGAGCGCGACAAGAAGTATGAAGAGGGTTTGAAGCGTACGGGCATGGGCAATGATGCGCCGGGCGGTGCCACCTTCATGGGCGCCAGCAAGGTCGTTCACCCTGTTATGGCTGAAGCCTGCGTGGACTTTGCCTCTCGTGCCATCAAAGAGATGTTCCCACCTGACGGCCCCACTCGCACTAAGATCCTTGGTGACGTGGATGAGACCAAGATTCAGAAGGCTGAGCGCAAGCGCGACTACATGAATTGGCAGTTGACTGAGCAGATCGAGGAGTTCCGCGACGAGCAGGAGCAGATGCTGACTCAGCTCCCCTTAGGCGGCTCACAGTACATCAAGCTGTGGTACGACGAGAAGAAGAAGCGTCCCTGCGCTGAGTTCATGCCCATCGACAACATTCTGTTGCCCTTTGCCGCGGCTAACTTCTACACAGCCCAGCGCGTCACTGAGATGCAGACCATAACCGAGTGGGAGTTCAAGAACCGCATACGCTCAGGTTTGTATCGTGACATCGACCTTATCCGCGTTAGTGCTGAACCTGAAGAGACGCATTCACAGAAGGCTAACAACAAGATTGAAGGTCGCAAGTACGAAGACAACGAAGACGGACTGCGCAAGGTCTACCACATCTACACATGGCTCGAGCTAGAGGACGACCCACTGACAGACGGTGAGTCAGCCCCCTACATCTTGATGATTGACGAGCACGAGAACGAGTGCGTTGGCTTGTATCGTAATTGGGAAGAGGGCGACGAGACCATGACCAAGCTGGATTGGTTGGTCGAGTTCAAGTTCATCCCATGGCGTGGTGCATACGCTATTGGTCTGCCACAGCTTATCGGTGGCTTGTCAGCCGCCCTTACAGGCTCCTTACGCGCTTTGTTGGATTCCGCACATATCAACAATGCGGCGACCATGCTCAAGCTCAAGGGCGCGAAAATCTCTGGTCAGTCCCAACAAGTGGATGTGACGCAGGTTTGTGAGATCGAGGGAGCGCCGGGCGTTGACGACATTCGCAAGATCGCCATGCCCATGCCCTTCAACCCACCTTCCGCGGTTCTATTTCAGCTTCTAGGCTGGTTAGACAGTGCGGCTAAGGGGGTAGTGACCACCGCAGAGGAAAAGATCGCTGACGTGACCTCTAACACCCCTGTAGGTACTACCCAAGCTTTGATCGAGCAGGGCGCCGCGGTGTTCTCTGCCATTCACTCACGCCTGCACGAGTCACAGGGTCGAGTCCTCAAGATCCTTGGTCGCCTTAATCGTTGGTACTTGGATGAGCAACGCAAGGGTGAAGTGGTTCAAGATCTCGACATCCGCAAGGAAGACTTCGCTTCTAACACGGACGTGATACCTGTTTCTGACCCGCACATCTTCTCTGAGACCCAACGTATGGCGCAGAGCCAAGCTGTGATGGCGTTGATGGAGAAGAACCCTGACCTATTCAACCGCAAGGTGGTGGTGGAGCGGTTCTTAAAGCAGATCAAGGTGCCGGGCATCAACGAGATCATGAAAGACGTCCCAGCTCCTGAGAAGCGCGACTCTGCTAACGAGAACGTCGCCATGATGCTTGGGCAAGCCGCCTTCGCTTACATGGAGCAAGACCACCTGTCTCACATCCAGAGCCACATGGACTTCTACAAAGACCCAGTGTTTGGCTCAAACCCCTTGGTTCAGCCTATCATCCTGCCCCAGATGGTCGAGCACTTGAAGCAACACATCTCCATGTGGTACTTGAATCGCATGAATGGCTACATTGTGAAGACTTTGGGTCGCCAAGCTACGGACTACGACGATCCAAAGGTCACGCCAGAGGCAGACAAGCTCATGGCTATCGCCTCACAGCACGTTTCTTTGGACACGCAGAAGGTATTTGCGCAGACTATCCCTGAGTTGCAGAAGATGATGCAGACAATGCAACAGCTCAAGCAGGGTCAGACACCTCCAATGACACCAGAAGCACAGGTTTTGCTACAGACAAGCATGGCAGAGACCCAACGCTTGACGGCAAAAGACCAAGCGGACAACCAATTGAACGTCCAAAAGCTTCAAAACCAACAACAACTCGACGTTGCCAAGCTTACACAGAGCAAACAGCAGTTCGAGTCGGAACAACAGCTCGAGGTTGCGATGCAAACAGAGAAGAATCTCACCCAAGAGCGCATAGAGTCTGCAAGATTGACGCGAGACGCGGCAAAACTGCAACAAGAGCAGGTAAAAACTGCAACACAGCTTCAAAACGAAGCACAAACCTACTTAGGAGGCTGAAATGGCTACATCTAACCCTTACCACAACGAAGCAGTTCCCATGCACAAGCGTATTGCCGCAGGCGAGAAGCTCGATGGCACGTCTTTGAAGACCTCTGGCAACACAGCGCCAGCCAAAAAACAAGGAGGCGCCCTATCGCAAGCTAAGAAAAAATAATGTTATTTAATTTGGGTGATCTGATCGGCGCAATTAAGGCGCGTCAAGCTGATATAGCTTCTTCCTTAGCGGCTGGAAATGTCGCGTCATGGGAGACGTACCAACGCACGGTCGGCACAAACTTGGGATTGCAGGAAACCCTCGATCTCATTAACAAAATGTTAAAGGAAGATGAAGAAGATGAGCGATAACCCCGAAGTGTTGGAAAACGCTGAAGTTAAGTGGGCATTCCCCGCTGTGAATCCGGGTGCTAAGCCATTAGGTGGTCGAATTTTGGTGCAACTACGTCGCACAAAGCAGAAAACGACAGGCGCAGGGATCATTTTGGTGGAAGAGACCAAAGAGAGCGAGAAGTGGAACAACATGGTGGCAAAAGTCATCGAAGTTGGCCCTCTCGCATTTAAAAACCGAGACACCATGCAAGGTTGGCCAGAAGGCTCGTGGTGCGAAGTTGGCGATTACATCCGAGTCCCTAAATGGGGCGGAGATCGTTGGGAAGTTAAGGTTACAGGTGAGGACGATCACGAAGATCCAGCCTTGTTCATGATCTTGAATGACCACGAAATCATTGCCAAAGTCATTGGTGATCCCCTAGCTATGAAAGCATTCTTATGACCACAGAAAACGAACTGAACAAGATTGTTGTCACGGAAGAGGCGGACGGCTCAGCCGTTATTGACTTACCTGACAGCATTGAATCTCCTGATGATCAGGAAGACGACCGCGAGATGGCGTCTGGAGGCGCTATAGACGACGATGTAGCCCCTGAAGACGAGACGGAGTACCAACGTGCCCGTCGTGAGAAAAGACGCGCTAAGCGTGATCTAGCCAAGAAGACTGGCGTAGAGAAGGACATGAAACTTCAGCTTTTGGAACGCAAGAACCAAGAGTTGATGGAGCGTTTGTCCGTTGTTGAACGCAAAACCCACTCTGCTGACCTTGCTCGTATTGACAAGGCTATTGAAGACCAAGAGCTTCGCTTGCAGTAT